AGCGGAAATCCGCAGGCTGACGGAACAGCTGTACCGGATGCAGTCCGCATGGACGCAGGCAGGAGAATCCCTGACCGCTATCTCCAAGAAATGCGAGACGATCTCCAAGGCTATGACCAAGGCCGGGAAATCCCTCACGACCCATGTCACGGCTCCCATCACGGCGCTGGGTACTGCTGCTGTGAAGGCCAGCATCGACTATGAATATGCCTTTGCCGACGTCCGGAAGACCGTGGACGCCACCGAAGAGGAATATAACGCCCTGTCCGATTCCGTGAAGAAGATGAGCACGGAGGTTGCCGCTTCTGCGGAAGAGATCGCAGAGGTCATGTCCATCGCAGGCCAGTTGGGCATTGAGAATGAGCATCTGGCTGAATTTACCCGCACTATGATCGACCTGGGTAACAGCACCAACCTGGTGGCTGCGGATGCCGCCAGCGAAGCGGCCCGGTTTGCCAACATCATGGGTATGAGTCAGGGTCAGTTCCAGAATCTCGGTTCCGCGCTGGTGGATCTGGGCAATAACTATGCTACGACTGAATCCGAAATCCTGGCCATGTCCATGCGCCTTGCTGGCGCGGGCAAGCAGGTCGGTTTGTCGGAAGCGCAGATTCTGGGCTTTGCTACGGCGCTTTCCTCTGTCGGCATTGAAGCCCAGATGGGCGGCTCCGCTTTCTCCAAAGCACTGGTGAAAATGGAAGTCGCATCTGCGACGGGCGGCGATGCCCTGGAGGACTTTGCGAAGGTCTCCGGCATGACAGCCAAGCAGTTCAAGGCTTTGTGGGACAGCGATCCCGCAGCGGCCTTCCAGTCCTTCATCGTCGGTCTTTCCAAAATGGATGAGGAAGGCGAAAGCGCAATCGCCACTTTGGAAGAAATCGGCATCAAGGAAGTCCGCCTGCGTGATACCCTGCTGCGCTCCACCAATGCGACGGAGCTTTTCTCCCGAGCACAGGAGACCGCCAACAGGGCATGGAGAGAGAATGCCGCCCTGACCAATGAAGCCAACAAGCGGTATGCTACCACGAAATCCCGGCTGACAAACCTGAAGAACACGGCGCTCATGTTCGCCCGACAGATCGGCGACGACCTGAATCCGACGATCCAGCAGATCATCGACAAAGCCGGAGAGCTACTGCAGAAGTTCCTTTCACTGGACAAGACCCAGCGGGAGTCCATCGTGAAATGGGCCGCGTTTGCCGCCGCTGTCGGCCCCGTCGTGCTGGTTTTAGGCAAGGTCGTGGGTGCGGTCGGTACCGTCACCGGAGCCCTTGGAAAGGCCTTCACGGCCATCGGCAAGTTCTCCGCTTCCGTCTCCATGGCAGGCGGCGGGATCGGAGGCTTTGTGAAGGTACTGGCTTCCTCCAAGGTGGCCATGGTCGCTCTTGCCGCTGCGCTGGTATATGGCGCGGTGAAGCTGGTGGACGTTGCGTCCGGAGCGAAAGCCGCCCGTGAAGCGCTGGAAGGCATGGCGAAGACCGCCAAGTCCTGGAAGGAAACTGCCGCTGAAACCTTCTACGGCAGCAGCCAGGGCCTGTCCTTCTTCGGCATGAGCAAGGATGACTTCAAGCGGGCCACCGGTAACAGCCGCGAATGGCTGAACGGTCTGCTGGATGTCTGGTCGGACGGCAAGAAGGAAACCAACGAGATCGTTTCAGAATGGACGGAATCCTTCAAGAGCCTGACCGCCAGCACCCGTGAGGAGCTCACCAGCCTAAAGGAAACTGCCGACCAGGCGGGCTATTCTTCCGTTTCCGCACAGCTGCAGGCTGACATCGACACTCTGGACTCCATGGACAAGGAAATCGCCCGGCTGCTGAAAAAGAAGCAGAACAGGAAGCTGTCGGAGCGCGATAAAGTCCGCCTGCAGGAGCTCATCGACACCCGCGAGGCCATCGAGGTCAAATACCACCTGTCCGCCGCCGACACGGACGGCTTCGACACTATCCGGAACAAGGTGGAAGCCGAAGTGGCTCGTGCGGAAGCCCGTGGGCAGGAAGTCAGCGCCACTGTGTATGAAAACGCCATGGTTGCCGCCGCCGAGGGCATGTCCGCTGTCAATACTTCTCTGGACGAGCAGTACGACAAGGAATATGCCCTGATCCAGCTGATTGAGAACAGCACGGAGCGTCAGCAGGCACTGGATGCTCTGAACGCTAAGTACAACAGTGACCGCCGGGCTGCTGCCATGGAATACGCCCAGCTGATGGCCGACGTCGTGATGCCTGTGTGGCAGCAGAGTGATATCCAGACCGCAAAAACACAGGTCGGCGATCTGATGCAGCTGCTCCGGCAGTACAGCGCGGCTTCTACTGACGCTGAGAAGAAATCCTTCCTGCCGCAGCTGAACCAGCTGACGTCCAGCATGGACGAGGGAGCGTTGACGGAATATGTCGCGCTGCTGACCCAGATCCAGTCCCTGCTGGACAGCGGAATGTCGGAATCCGAGGTGCAGGCCATGTTCCCGGATATAGACTTTTCCTCCGCGCTGGAGCAGCTGGCCGCGATCCAGACCTATCTGAACCAGAACAAATGGGACACCAACCTGACCAGCCTGAACGAGATGTTCGGCGAGGCCGTTGGTGAGGAAGTTCTGAAGATCACCACCGATCTGGACATGACCGGAGCGCAGGCCCGCTGGGATGAATGGGCCAGCAATCCCGGCGCGATCACCACGGATGCAGTCATTCAGGGATATACGGAAGCGGAGAACGCGACCAAGCAGCAGCCGCTGGTGGATGCCTTTGTGGCAAAGTATACAGAGCAGCCGGAAGGCGCGGATAAATCCTCCCTTACGCCCGCCGGGCTGGTGGCTTATGTGCAGACCTATGCGGAAGCCACCACAGGCACTGATGTGTCCGGGCTGAATCCCACCAACGTGACCGCCATGGTCAGCGCCTACAAGGAACTCTCATCCGGCACCGATGTCACCCAGCTGAAGCCCAGCGAGATCACGGCCTATGTGTTCAAATACCTGGAGGATAACAAGGTTGATACCACCGGGCTGACACCGGAAGCGGTGACGGCCTTCGTCATGGCCTATGAGGAGGTCACAGGCGGCGCTTCCACCGCTGCCCTGAAGCCCTCTGATGTCGTTGGCCTGATCACCAAATACGCTGAAGCCGAAAACGTGGATGTGTCGGCGCTGACCTCCGCCCAGGTGGAAGGCATCGTGACCAAGTTCGCCGAGGCGACTGGCTGTGACAAGTCCGAGCTCCTCCGGGAGTTCACCGCCTACATCACGGAATACAAGGAAGCAGCAGGCGTGAAGAAGCCCACCCTGAACATGCAGGTGGGCCTGTCCGGCTATGATCTGCTGGCCTACCGCCGCTGGCTGCGGAACAACAAGGTCGAGGTGGAAGGCGTCGTCCGGCTGTCCGAAGTGTATGAAGATCCCAGCGGTGTGCTGGGCGAGTCCGGGGTGAAATACTGGAAAGACGGCGAAGAGATCCCCGTCACGGCGGTCACCTCCGATATGCTCCGGCCCGAGGATGTGGCTATCCTGGATAAGGACGGTACCATGCACATCTTGCTGACCACAGAGATTACCGGTGCACCGGAAGCCATCGCAGAAATGCGGGAGCAGGTCGCCGAGGTGGATCAGCTGGGCATGACCGCAATCGGCACCGCCCTGACGGGCATCATGCCCAAATCCCTGATGGATTATATTGACGCTGCCGAACAGCGGATCAAGAATGCCAAGGGCGATCTGGATCAGTGGTACAACTTTATCTACGGCGGCAACGAAGGCATCATGCGGACGCTGAACCAGTCCATGATCAATGACTTCGATCCGGAGAATGTGGCCCAACTGGCCACCTATGTTTCCGAGGTCGTTACCGCCATCCAAAGCGGTCAGGAGGTCGGCCAGGAGGATATTGACAACCTGAAGAAGATCCTGCAGTTCGTGCAGGACTTGGATTCCGTGGGCGTTGGCCAGAATGTGACCGAAGGCATCGCGGAAGGCATGACCGCCGCCGGATGGGATACCAGCGCAGAAACGTTGGCCACCAACCTGGAGACAGCCATTAACTCCGCGCTGATCATCAACAGCCCGTCCGAGCGTATGAAACCCGCTGGCGAATATGTCGCGGCAGGTGTCGGCGCAGGCATGGGCGGCTACGACTTCTCCATGGATGCCAGTACGCTGGCCACCAATCTGGAAACCGCCATTTCTGCTGCTTTGACCGCTGAATCACTTACCCCATCCGGGACAGGAGCCATGGCTGGGCTGGCAGGCGCTCTGACAGCCTATGACATGAGCGGCGCTGGCACAACGGTTTCTGCCAATGTAAAGAATGCCGTTTCTCGCAGCCTGACTGCCACCAGCCTGAAATCCATCGGCACCAGTGCTATGGCGGGTCTGAAGGCGGGCATCAACGCGGGGCGCTCCGGAGTGGTCAGCGCCATGCAGTCCGCCGCCCGCGCTGCCGTGAACGCCGCCAAGAAGGAACTGAAGATTGCTTCTCCTTCGCGTGTGTTCCGGGATGAGATCGGCTCCATGACCATGAAAGGCTTTGGAGAAGGCGTCCTGCAGGAAAGCCGGGTGCAGGCGCGGACAATCCGCAACGCTGCCCGCTTCCTGACGGGTGAAGCTAAGGAAGGCGCGATTGCCTTCGGGAACAACGACAACCGGAAGACCTACAACCAGACGAGCTCCGTCAACCTGTCCGGCAACAATTTCTATGTGCGGGATGAGCAGGATATCCGCTCCCTTGCCATTGAGATCGCCACCCTGACGAAACGCCAGCAGCGCGGGCGCGGGCTCCGGATGGCCTGATTTAACTTGACTTTCAGGGCAGGCAGAGTGAGTAATACTGCTACCCCAACGGAAGGAGGAAACGCCATGGAATTCATGATGCAGATCAGGCCGGAAGTGCTGAAAAAGCTCCGGGAGGATTATCCGACCGGATGCCGTGTGGAGCTTGTCCAGATGTTTGAGGAACCGCGAAAGGACATGGTTCCCGGACTGACCGGAGAGGTCATGTTCGTAGATGACGCAGGCGGCATTCACGTTGCCTGGTCAAACGGCTCAACCCTTGCCGCGATCCACGGCATCGACGTCATCCGCAGAATCGACTGATCACAATCAACCGCCAAAGGGCCACCCGTTAAAAGGTGGCCTTTTGACGTCTTTGGAGGAATTCTCATGCAGGATTACTTTCTTTGGAACGGTGTGGACTGCCGCACCTACGGCATCCACGTGACGGAGCAGCCGCCCATCACCATTCCGCTGGAGCGGAGCACCCAGACCAATGTGCCCGGCAGGCCGGGGAGCCTGACGCAAATGGAAGGCGAAGACGTCTATGACGATATGATCCTGACCGCCACCTGCTTCATCTCTGATCCGGCGCAGATCCCGGCTATCGCCGCCTGGCTCAAAGGCAGTGGTACAGTGACCTTTGCCAACCGGACGGGCGGCTACTACAAAGCGCGGATTGCCAACCAGATCCCTTTTGAAAAGGTGCTCAGGGGCAATCCGCACTGTACCTTTGCGGTCAACTTCCGCTGTTATCCATTTTTCTATGCCGATGCCGCCGCAGACATCACGGTCACCACATCCGGGACGATCATCACGAATCCGGGCAGTGTGTATTCCGAGCCGATCCTGACGGTCACAGGCTCCGGAAACATTACGCTCATGGTCGGCATGACCATCGTGGAACTGGAGAACATCTCCGGGAGCATTGTTATTGACTCCGTGCTGCAGGAAGCCTATCAGGGCACCACCCTGATGAATGATCACATGAACGGAGAATTCCCTGTACTGAAGCCTGGCGCGAATGCCATATCGTGGACTGGAGCGGTGACGAAAGTGGTCGTCAGGCCGAATTGGCGATTCTTGTAAA